TTCTGAAGTAATCTCGCCACTCCTTACTGCCACTTAGGATAAACCATCCCGGTTTTGGAACCGAGAGGGCCTCCTTAGAGCAAAGAGGAGATACACCGACAACAGGGATAAAGTACACCTCAGAGCCGATTAATTCGACTCGAAATGTACAACCCTTATGGCGGCTAGACGATTGCCAATATCCAACAACTCGACTTAGCGCTCTTTTATCATATGTCCACAGTAGTGATACTGTGTCTATATAATCCGCATTAGTACAGATATCTGCCCCTATGCGTGAGAGCGTGAACGAGCCGGATCTAGCATTGCGTTTTTGTAGTGACATGTTTATTATATAACTAACAGTTAACTAACATAAGCGCTAGCTAGACTAGGGTTTAATCCCTAGTGTAAGCATTACGCAGTTACTTACAAACAGGAACTACTGCTCACGGACAGACAAGATCTCGCCTTCGAGATCAAGTCCATTCGTGTTGGTAGTTCCGTGGAGCAGGTTAACCATCTGGGCCTCTAAGGCCGTGATGATGGCTGCGGTAACCAGGGCATCGTTAGGGCGAGCAAGTACAAGGTACAAGCTCACGGGCTCGATTTTCCCGTCTGTCATCGACATATAGTGGTCGAATCGCACGAGTGTACGTACACCGGCCTTTTTAGTTGCCGAATCTACGTATTCCTGGTGTTTAATCAGGAGCTCGGTGGGCAAAGTTGCCCCACGAGCAGTCTCGCGCCTCAAAGACCCGGATTTATCCGAGTAAATGAGTTTGTAACTCAACGCACTAATCGTTTGATCATTATTCATGTGTTGCTGAACTTTAGCTAACAACTATCGTTTGGCTCTAAGGTTCGCACCAATGTTGGTGACCAGGGCGGCAAGAATGCCGGCCTGTTTCTTTCCAAACCTCCGTGAGGCCCCAACTGACAAGTTGGGGTCTACGCTCTGGCGGTGGTATTGAGTAAGCTCACATACTGCTATCTGCTGTCCGTCCCTGCTATCTGTTTCGCCAACTGTCCTCGGTATTTTATATACCGGGCACAGGGCGCCCCATTTAGTCGAGACGGATACGTACTTAACCCTCTTTCTATTGCCCGTAAGGGCATTATCGAGTTGGTTAAAAACGCCAGACAAGTCAACGAACCAGTCGACTACGAAGGAGAATGGAATTCTCTCCCATAGGAAACTAGCGGGGCCTACGCCTCCAAAACGTGATGCAAGGTAATCAAGGATTTGAAAATCCTCGGTTAAATACTTGTGGTCACGTATTCCGTTAACCGTACAGGTCTTTCTCGGAGTATGCTGAACAAGAATGTCAGCACTCCAA